ATACCCATTACCAACCAAATGTTAATTAGTGTAAATGTGATAAATACAACAGGTATGTTCCACACTAGTAAAGCAACTAATTGCATTAAAATAAATGCTTCGATTCGATCTCTCATTTTTTCTCTCTCTTTTATTTTTTAGTTAATTGCGCTCTCTCTATGCGCTCATAAATTTAGTTATATATATATATTGTGTCAACACCTAACTAAATAAAAAATATCTATCTAACCAAAACAAAAAGAGAGTTGCGCGCACTCCGCCACATTGACACAAAACCCGCGCAATCCATACCGCATAAAACCCGCGTAAATTGTTAAGTGTTGATATTGTTGAGTATATCAGATTGTTACACCGTTTTAAAATTGCATATAACTTGTATTATGTATAACTTTTTGGGTATACCAAGGCGGATCACGATTCCGCCCACTTACCGCGTCTTAAAATTTTTACTTTCGTTTTTGTCAACACCTTATGCGTAAATTCAAATAATGGAAGAGGTTTGGTCTAATCTAACTGATGAAAATACAGACAAATGGCTGCACGCCATCGACCGCGCAGACCGTTATCATCTTCACATGCTAGTATTCCGAAGTGGACTCATCGAACCACACCTGCGCAACCTGCAACTCAGCGCACATAAGTTTTATGATTTAATGTCTCCACAGGAACTCCGCGTGTTCAAACAGCGCACACTCGGTCACACCTTTGTTGACATAGCAAAAGAAATGGACATCACCGAGTCCAGCGTAAAGGAATACTGGCGCAGAACACTTAATAAAATAAAGAATGTCATCGAACAGGCTAATATTGATGAAGAGTAAAGTAGATAAAGATAAGGTACGAATGCTTGCATCATTTGGATGTAACTACGCTGAAATCGGTAAATACTTCGAGGTAGGTGAAAATCACATACGTCAAAGTTTCAAACCACAGTACGAAGCAGGTCGCGAAGAGATGAAGTTTAAGCTCAGACGCGCCATGTGGGTATCTGCCATCGAAAACAACGCAATCGCAATGCAGATATTCATGGCTAAGAACTACCTTGGTATGAGTGATAAGACAGCCGTTGACATGACTGGTAACCTGCAAACTGTGTTACAGCAGTGCGGGTTCGAGGACAATCCAATTGATAAAGCAAATAGTGAACAAGCAAAAGCTCTGGAGTCTTTTGGGGTATCACCCGACCCCACAACAGCTGGCAGTTCATAACAGTACAGCTCGTTGGCGCGTTTCTCTTATGGGGCGACGCTCTGGAAAATCCTTCATGGCAGCGCACGAAATCCTGCCATGGTTGCTCACGCCCAGAACACGTGGCTGGATCGTAGGACCAAACTACTCACTGGCTAATAAGATAGCGCGTGAGGTAAAACGCGTAGTGATGACAGAGCTAAAACTGCCACTGGAAAGTAAAAAAGAAATATCTGGTGACCTGTACTACATGAAGCTCGCAGGTTTACAAAGCGAGCTAGTAGTAAAATCAGCGGACGCGCCAGATTCATTGATTGGAGAAGGAATTGACTACCTGGTATGCGATGAAATGGCTTTGATACCTAGAAACACATTTGAGATGTACCTGCGCCCAACGCTATCTGATAGACAAGGATGGGCGTTATTCTGCTCCACTCCGCGTGGATTCAACTATTTACACAAGTTATACGAGTTTGGAAAGAGCGAAGAACACCCAGATTGGGAATCTTGGCGTTTTCCCAGTACCTTATCACCATATTTCAAAGATGACCACGAAGAATTAAAGCGCACACTGACCAAAGAAACCTATCTTCAGGAGATTCTCTGCGAGTTCCAGAGCTATGCGGGTAAGGTGTTTCCTTTAGACAGGACCACACAGATAAGAGAAGATATAAAATACGATCCATCCAAACCAGTGTATGCAGGCATTGACTTTGGCTATCGTCATGCGCATGCAGTAATCGTCCAGTTACACAATAAAGAGAAGAATTTCGCTGATGTACATCAAATTGATGAAGTTAGCCTGCAAAACACGCGCACAGAGGAGTTTGCAACAAAGATTAAATCACTTGGCTACGAATTTACTGGTATATGGGGCGATCCTGCGGGAAGTGGTACAAATTTGCAGTCAGGAATCAGTGATATAGCAGTATTTGCTGCGCAAGGTTTAAAGGTTAATGTAAAACGCGATGCAGTGACCAGAAACGTAGTATCTGGAGTATCTCACGTGCGCAGATGGTTTGAGGATGCAAATGGAGAACCACATTTCTTTATTCATCCAAAATGCAAGAAAAGTATAGAATCGTATGAGAATTATCACTATCCAGAACATAGAGAAGATCAAACCTTACGACATGAACCAAAAAAAGATGGTAAGTTTGATCATGCGTGTGATGCTTTACGTTTTCTGTTGACTAACTTATTTCCAATGAAAAACCGACACGCTGGTGTCATCGATTTCTTTTAAAGGTAGATATGCTTACAATTCAAGATCAATCCGAAGGCGCGATAGTTAGCGCATTACAAGAACAGTTAAAATATATCGAGGATGAGCGTACTCGCGAACGTGACTATTTGATGGACTTCTATGAAGGCATCAATCTAGAACATTATGTGAGCGATTACTTTGGCCCAGAGACTCTGCGTCAGACGGTCATCCCACAAAATAATCTCACCAGACGTGTCTGTAGTCTGCGTTCGATGACATACAAACGCCCACCGCGCATGCGCACCAGCGAATCCTACTTGTCTATTATAGATAAACATGGACTCAATGCGCAGCGCAGAATCTTAGAGCGTTTGACATTTCTGCTTGGTACAATGGCATTTAGGAGCAAGTGGAATGAAGTAGATCAAAAGATTGAATACGAGATATTATCGCATTTTACACCACTATTCTTGGCAGGTGACTCAAGAGATAAACCAATTGGTGTTATGTATCCAATAGAAAATCAAGGAAACGCAAGAAGTTCGGAAGTAATGTATGCAGTGTGGACCGAAGAACGCTACGGTGTACCTGGAAGACATTTCCTTGTTGATGAAGAAGGTAAAGTGATGAGTGTCAACGAAAATGACATCAATCCATATGGCATGTTGCCAGTAACCTTCTGTCATCGCTATCCACCGATCCGCGACTACCACGTAGGTAACGCAATCGACGTTGCTCAAACTGATCTTGCCGTAAATGTGGCATTACTTGAGCTAAATCTTGCAATTAGGTATGGTTGTTTAGGAATTAAGTTCATTAGTGGTGTTGATGACCCATCTCGAATTTCTATAGGCACTGATAAAATTTTGTACCTGCCAGAGCAGGCGAATTTTGGCGTTACCTCAAGTGGCGGGAATCTCAACGACATAGTGGACTCGACTAGATTTTTAGTGGAAACAACACTAAATAACAACCATATCCGCGCCAAATACGCTAGAGATGACTCAGGCAACGCACCAAGCGCAGCAAGTTTATCCATTATTGAAATGGAAAACATGGACGAGCGCAGCGCAATGACTGAAGACACATGGCGACCTTGGGAACAGCGCAGGTATCAAGTAGACAAAAGAATTATTGAAATAGAAGCTAATGTGAACGTAGGTGATGAATATAGTGTTGACTTCCTAGAACCAAACTACGCATTGACCCCAGAAGCAGAGATTATGCTGTGGAGTTGGCGTTTTGACCGTAATTTAGCACAGCCTATCGACTGGTTCCAGTACCACAATCCCGATGCGGGGCCAGATGAAATAGCTAGGTTTGAAGCACAACAAGCCGAAGTCGAAGAACCTGCGCCACAGAATAGACTACTTAATATCTTAAATGCCAACAATAGACCAAACAGTTAGTTCATATGAAAATAGTATTGAGGATGCCATCAATGGATTTCAACAGGATGTTGAAAACCTTGAAGAGGAAGGCTTATCTACAGCTGAAATACTGGGAATTGTCGCTGCAATTGACTTTTCGACCTATTTTATTGAGGAGTTACGCTTCTCTACCGCAATCAACTCCTTCATGGCTACAACTGAGGATATTCTTGCTGATTTGCCGAGTTTTGGGCGTACAAGCGAGGTACAACTCGTGGCTCTCCAGACTCTCCAACGCCAAGGTATTGAAGGTGTTACCAGACAAATCAGCAACGTAATGCAGAATGCTATGGTATCTGGACTAAGTAGTGGCCTAAAAGGCGATGAATTAAAGAATATTATACGCACTGCGGTCCGCACAAATACGCCACGCGTAGAAAATACGATTTATACAATGCTTGGTGATTATAGGCGTGCTGTAGTGGGAGCTATGGCGATGGATTTACCAGAGGATACATTGTATAGATATGTTGGACCAGATGACGAAAAGAACCGTCCTGTATGCAGAACCTATTTATCTAGTGATCCACTTACCATCAGTGAGATAAGACAGGTAAAGTCAGATGGATTTGAACACGGTGGTGGGCATCGTTGCAGGCACTTTTGGGAGCCAATCAATGTTTAAGCTACAAGATATGTTAAAATTTAGAGAGCCTGACGTAAAGAAGATGGCCGAGAATACAGTAAGGCGCACAAAAGAGCAGATTGCTAGTGGGAAAGATTTTTCCAACAAATCATTTGAGAAATATTCACCTAAGTATGCAAAGCGGAAAGGTGTTAGTAGAGATAGTGTCAATTTAAAACTAACTGGCAAAATGTTGAATGCGTTTACTGTACAGCGCACAAAAGTAA